TCTGGTAATTGTGGCATGAAGCGTGAACTACCGTCTTTAAACTCGTAAGTCTTACCTTGTTCATATACTTGTGGCTTGTTCGCTTCTTGGTAAAACGGTAATAAGTCTTGACCACCCATCGCTCGGATTGCCGCTAGTTTAGTAATGTCAACGTTGCCAATACCACCGCGTTGCAGCGGTTGCGGCATTTGCCCGCCAATTGCCGGAGTTTGACCTCCCATTGTCGGAGTTTGACCATTAGGGATGCCCGCATTTTCGCCTTGCTGAAAACCCATCGCTTGCGGTTGTTGCTGTCCACCGCCAAACACATCACCTAACATGCGTTGCATTGCTTGTTGTTGCGATATTTCCTGTTGTATCTTCTGACCTTGCAACTTACGATATTGCGCATTTACTGCCGCTTGTTGCCCTTGCATTCCGCCTTGCAACGCCGCGCCAATCGATTCACCAAAACCCACTGGTCTAGTAGACGGTGCTGTTGCTTGCAACAAACCAGATAGCATACCTAGTTTCATTGCGTTATTGGGATCGTCAGTATTAAAGAATTGTGAGAAGTCCATTATTTACACTCCAATTGAGCAACCCGTTTAGTTAGTGCTTGCACCGCCAACATCAATACACCAATAGCGTCAACTGTTGGGATTGACCCACCATCGCCAACACCAAACGCTTGTGCAAAGTCCTCTGCGTAAGTTCCGATGTGTGGTATTTCTTCTCCGTTATAAACCCAAATATCAATAGGTAACTCATTCATCGATTCAAGAACGTTATCGGCATCAATATTGCCGATCTTGGTTTTAAGTTTGCGTGACGACAACAACAAACCACCCAATGCGCCCATGCCAGCGCCCATACCAGTAGAAGCGCCTAGCGCCGGACCAACCATACTACCTAACATCCCGCCGGCAAGTGCATTGCCAATATTGTTCTGATAAAGCGGTTGCGTGCTTGTTGACGTTCCACCGATACCAGTACCAGGTTGAATAATTCCCGCATAATTTTGCAGTTGGTCTTGCTGATACTGTTGTGGCATACCAGCTAATTGTAGTTGCTGATTAAACGTAGTGTCTTGCAAACCGAACCGTTGCGCCTGTAATGCTGCGTTAGCTTGCGCTTGTTGTATCGCTTGCTCATTGTTTTGTAAAGCAAGGTTGGCATTAAACTGATCTTGCTGCATACCACGTGAAAGATTACCAGTACCAACACTCTCGGCTTGTTGATTCAATTGTCCTGCCGTTCCGTACATGCGCTGTTGAGCATTTTCTAATGCGTTTGAGTACATGCTTGTTAACGCTGGGGCTAAGTCTTGGTTAACACGACTAGCAGCTAACCCTTCGGCAATACCTTGACGGCTACCTCCAAACTGCCCGCTAGCTTGCGCACCAGATCGAATACCAGGCATGATGTTTTCCAACAGATTGCGATTGGCTTGTTGCGTTAACGCTTGCGCTTGTTGGTCAAGATATTGTGTGTCAGGGCGACCAGTTAGCATGTTTTGCATTGCTTGAGTAGGGTTTAAAACGCCTTGCGCTGATCTAGCGGCATTAATATCTAAATTGGTTTGTGACGCGACTGGTGCTACTGGTGTATTGTTAACAGAATAATCGGTTATACCGCTAGCCGCACGTTGCGCCAGTGTGTTGCCATAACCGCCTTCTAAGTCTTGCATTTGTTGCGGCATGTTTTGGTTTTGCTGATACAGGCGTGACGCTTCCGAGTAAATACCAGGGCCATTTGAGCCTGTTAAATATGGCTGAACACCAACCCACGGGTCAGATTTTTGAATTGTTTGCGTGCTTCCGCTGCTTCCGCCCTTGCTCATTTATAACTCCTTGCTCATGGTTGTTAGCTGTTCTTTCCAGCCATATTGCGCCAATGCTTTAACCCATCCGCGCCTACCATGCAAGTTCGCGGTAACACACCCCGATTGTTTGCCATATTCACAGATAGTATTTTCTACTAAATCAAGCCATTTGTCCATGTTTTCGCCGCCTAAAGTGACGCAACAAATGCTTTTATCTTTATTCAATTGCGTTGTGAACGCCGCAACAGGCGTGATGCCGTTATACACTACCCATAATTGCTGATAACGCCCCATTATTTCATCTAAAACCGAATCAATATCAGTGTTTCCAATAATCGCCGCGCTTTCAATAAAACCTTTAACATGATCCCATACGTGCAACACATTATCACGATGTACACCACTAACCCAATAACTCATCCTAATAACACCCATGAAGTTGATTTGTAAACATACACACCCGCGCCGCTCCCTGGATTCCATCGAGTACCGTCAGCATATCTAATATCGCCGTCCCGTGGTTTAGCTGGCGCGATGTAGCTTTTATCTAAGTGCCCTAATGATAACGCATCTAATGCCGCTTTGATCTTGTATAACTCGTTATTAACGTATTGACGAAAGTCTGCATCGCTGCTAGGAGGCGTGTCAGGGGTGTAATTAACGCTTGCGATACTAGGTGTACGCATTACCACATACCCACAGATTCAACGTCAATATCATACCCATCTAAGCGCCATTGGTACGCTGTTCCTGTTTCTAAACGAATGGATATGTATCGGCCTGTTACCATGCAATCATCGCTTATCGTTGACCCAATAACATGCGTCATTGTACTATCCCATGTTGGGTCAAGAAACGGATCATCGCTGTGCCCTACTTTCAATATTACCGTTTCGCCAGTATTTCCGCTGATACGTAAACGAACAGAACGAACTAACTTAATCATTTCGCTTGCGTCAAAGGTCAAGCCACGGCGTTCTAAATACGCTTGTGGAATAACCCCATCAAATGACGCGGATGAGTCCATTAGATATAGTTTTTGATCCTTACTGCCCATGATTACCCGTGCACTTGATGGTACAAAGTCGAATCCGTCCCATTTAGATAAGTCAGAGCCCCAAGGTGCTGAATCTTGCGCCCAATCACCAGCAAGTGAGTTGTCAACTTGCCCAAAGTTAGCGTGCAGTAGATTAGGTATTGACCGGAACGACACCGTTTTATCTTTGTAGTTCCACACCATTGCTTTGTCGCAGTATGTTTTACCAATCGATGGATAACAAACAAACACCTCATTCATGAACGGATTCTTGAAAACAAACGCATTACCTGAGTTTACGCTATCCATGTCTTGAAACATAAAGCGGCGTGATTGCTTGTCTAATACACTTGTTCCTTGCACGCCGTCATGCACTACCACATCCTGATTGGTTAGCACCAAATGGAAGCCGTCAACTTCAACGATGCAATTACGATTCATTGCACCAGACATACCTAGCACCTTTTGGAACTTAAACACGAACGCGCCGCCAGTGTAATCCATGCGCCAAACGCTTGACTCTTTATAAATGATAAAACTATCACGCAATTGCAAGCCGTCAATGATTTGATCGTAACCTTCTGCCAAGTCTGTTTCGCCAGCGTCCTTTGTTGGGTCGGTAATATCCCAAGATATAGGTAACGTCCCTGGATCGGCAGGGTGCGACCATTTAACCATATAGGCGTAATTCGTACCTGACTTGGTAACGTTCAAAGCGATAAGATAGTTCTTAAACGAGCGGATAGACTTACAATAAGTGTTCGCTGGCCATGCTGTTAGATCAACGAACTTATGCGTTATGTTCTGATCCCAATACTGCGGATAGTTTGAACCGCTACCATCATTAATGATCGGAACGCCTGATAATAGTGTGCTTGTCCAAGTGTTGGCGTCACCAGCATAGTCAACATCAACGCCATTCGTTTGACGGGTTAAGTTTGTATGCACCGCAACGCCACCTGTATTGGTAACAGCGTATGTTTTTTGCGTTCCTAAATAAAGCCAGTATTGTATAGACCCTACTTTAACGGGCAATACATGATACGGCACTACGACAGGGCTATTATAAACCTCCCCATGACCGTAGAACTGATAAGCGTACCCGTCAAGAAAACGGATATTTTGCGCATCCGTCCATGCGTTAACTGGTAACTCGGATTGTGATAAATCCTTGATAACACCAACAGAACCGCAATTAGGAACGCGAACAAAAGACATTTATACACCTATACTTTTATTACAATGATTACTGTCTAGCTTATCCAATAACCAACACAAACAAACTGCCCAACACTCACGATCTTCGTTAACCTGCGAATGACGACCAGCGCGGGAACTGATTGTTTCGTCGGGATTACCATTAAAAGCTGAGTTAGCCAACTGATCTACCGATACTGCTAACGTCCATGCGTGTTTTGGTGAAAATACAACAGACCAAACATATTTAACAGCCCACCAAACTACTGCCAGTAATAGCAGTGGGAATAAGGTAATAAGAACTAACCGCCTCATGCTGTCTTACCAGCCAAGATAGTATCGGCACGATCTTTGGTTAGAACACCAATACCAACCAGGTATGCGATTGCGTCTTTAGTTGACTTTAAACCAAGATCAACATGCGTCAAACGAGGGTCACTTGTTATCTCGTAAAAGTCTTGAACAATCGGGTCGATTGAAGTTTTAATAGCTATGCGCTCGGTTGATGAAAATAGCAACTTAAACTCAATAGGCGAAACTTTAGGAGCTTCTGTTGGTATTGGCGCTGATGCAACATATTCAACGGGCGCAGGATTTACCCACGCACCATCAACTAAAGTAGCGCCGTTTAAAACATCATCTGGCACTTCTACATCGTAATATTTTGCGATATCTGCGTGAAACAATTCGGCAGGGTTATCATTTGCAATGTCACGAATGACGTTATTTTCAATCCATGCGTATTTCATATTAGTAACCCTCAGTCCAGAAAAGAATCACCGCGCCATCGCCGCCTTTGCCGCCGTATGATGTTGTAGTAGCGTTATCAGTTGCAAACCCGCCCCCGCCACCGCCATTACCACCATTACCACCACTCCCGCTAATCCCAGCAGTATTGGAAGCGATGCCGCCGCCGCCACCACCAAAACCACCATTACCTCCGATACAAGCGACAGATGTATTTGTATTGCTTGTTACTGACCCGCCGCCGCCGCCGCCAAAACCACCATTACCGCCGATAGCATTGTAAGACGATGCCCCTCCGCCAACGGAAGCACCAGCGCCACCGCCGCCACCAATTCCGCCATTACCTGCGGAGGCAGAAACGGCTGCCGATGCGTAAATACCAGCACCACCATTGCCATCTAACGCTCTATATTGGAACAATAAAAACAGCGGCATAGAGCTGTTATTTAACGAGTAACCAGAATTTGCGACTGTATTCACAGTAGCAATTTGATTACTCAAAGACGGTGAACTAATACCTGCGCCAGATGCGATAGTATTTCCAACCCCGCTAGTTCCTCCTCCGCCAGTAGGTAAACCCAGCTGACTATTATTAACAGCAACATCATACACACCAGCGCCCCCGCAAGCTGAAGTGGTATAAATTGCACCAAGACATGACCCTGATAGACCGCCGCCGCCGCCAGCGGAATAGTTAACAGTGTTGTACGAGTGAACTGATGACCCTCCGTTACCATAAAAACTACCAGCACCACCACCCCCTGTTGTACACCCCCTCCCCGATGGAAGTGCAACAATACTTGTTACGCCGCCACTATATGATATCGCACCACGTAATGATGATGACACCGCACCTGTACCACCTACGGTTGCTGTTGTTGCTCCAGGAGACGCATACGCTATGCCGCCCGCACCGCCTGTTGCACTCATGATTGATCCAAAGGAGGATGTGCCGCCAGCACTCCCGTTAAAATACCCTGCTACTGTTCCGTTTGTAGCGCCAGCACCCCCAGCCCCTACGGTAATTGTAGGTAGAACTTGTCCGGGTGTAACATCAATAATTCCGTAAGCAAACCCGCCACCTGCGCCACCTAGTGCGTTTCCGTATGATGTGGACACAGCCCCGCCGCCACCAGCGCCAATGACAGCAACACCTATCTGAAAAACGTTTTGTGGAACAATGAAGTCATTATATGTTCCGGCTTTAGTGTACGCTTTATAATTCAACCATTTTGGAGGCGCAACTCGTGTCGCCACATTAGGCGGTAATGCGTAACCATACATGCCCTTATTCATTAGAAGTCACCTCCACTAACAATAACTTTAATACCTGTTTGCGCTACTGTTGTTGTTGCGCGCAATGAATAACCTGATGGCAATGCTAACGGTAAAATATTTGCATCTACGTTGCTTGATAAGTTTGCAACAAAAGACGGAGTTGTTGTGCTTGTCGTTATGGCTTGGATAGGCACTTGTTTCCATAAATGATAGGTTGTTCCATCGTGAATAAATATATTGACCATACCTGACGTTGTAGTTGCAACACCAATAACTTCAATGTAATCAATACGCGAGCCATTCGTACCGGCGGTGAATATTGTACCTGCGATAGTTGGTGCTGTTAGCGATGTGTCTGCTGTTGTTAGTAGCGCAGAACCTACTTTGGGAATTGCCGCATATTGCGCTGACGTTGCCATGATATGTCCTTATTAAATAATCCCTAAACTGGGTAATGGTTGAGATAATCCGCCTGAAAACATAGCGTCATTTGGTATAATTAATGGAACAGCCGCCCAACGTGCAGTAGTTCCATCTGTTGTAATAAATTTACCACCATTACCAGACTGCCCAGGAAGAATAGCACTAAACGCTTGAGCAACCACAAACGCCGTAGTTGCTAGTTGCGTTGTATTCGTTCCGATGGGCGCTGTTGGCGCGGTTGGCGTTCCTGTAAATGATGGGTTGTTTAAGTTGGCTTTATTATTTTGTAGATCGGTATCGGCGTTTACTCGATCTGTTTTTTCAACATTGACAGCGCTATCAACGTAAGCAGTACTTGCCACTTTAGCTGAATCATCTAGTGCTATTTGTGTTGCCACTGTAACAGTTGCCGCTGTCATATCGTGTGAACCAGCGTAAACATCTCCGCTACGATCCACGCGATCATTCCCACTAATTAGGTAAAATCCAGCGCCGTCATACCATGCAACAACTGTGTCGTTTATTGTGATATCGTTAGCGATCAATGCCCCACCGTCAACACCAACGAGCGTTTTTGCGCCCAATGCGTTAACGCTTACCGTAACTGCGCCAGTGTTTGTGTGTGTTGCTTTAAACGCCACAAAGAACCCACTGGTGTATGCCGCTGGTGCTGGTGATACTGTAACGACATAATCATTTACCGTTGCGCCTTGTGCTTCCGACCCAGTTACGACAACAAGGCCTGTAAAACCAGCGAATGTGTTTTTTAAGACAGTTTTAATTAGTCGAAAATGATCATCGCCTTGGCTTTTTGGGTCATTGGTTGTTGGGTTTGTAACGACAAGATCATTTACATAACTTCCAGTTTCTAATGACATTAGTAACCTCGATTAATGTTAAATAGGGTTGCAGATTGGAACATTGCCGGCTCAGTGACCAACTTAGACACAGAACGGGAACGCCCGTCTTGCTGTGCAATATCGGTTAGCGCGTTCTTAACAAGCAGGTCATACTTGCTTGCTTGTTGCTCGTCATGAATGTACACGTAAGCTTCACGCAATGCGCCATACAAATAAGCTTCAGGCGCGTTAGTGATTAACCAGTTCACTCCGTCAGATTCTAAGTCAAAATTCTTAATACAATGAAAAAAAATTGTATATGGCTGGTCACTAACCGAGTTAAGTTCTATTTGTGATCCAATTGTGTAATAACGTGGCATCGCAGGTACGCTTGCGATAGTTTTGGCCATTTGGCTGGTCGTGATTGCTGCCACTGGCATTTGAACATTGGATAATAGAATATTCATGTTTAGCGGCTCACTAAAGCGTGCCGGCAATGCGATAAATCGGCTTGTTGTGCTTGACGTTAGTTCGTCGATTGATTCCATTGCAGTTAAACGCAATGAGCGGTTAAGTCTATTTTCAGCTAGCGTAATAAATGACGGGATCATGGCAGTTAAGTCGCTACGATGAATCCATTTTGAGACTTCTGCTTGTAAATCAGAGTAATTCGATATTGCCATCTTGCTTCGCTCTACGTGTCCGTTTTACTGGTTGCGTTTGTTCTTGCAAGTGGCTTTCACCTTGTTTGCTGTGGTCTGCTTCTTCTTCTGCCGTCCATACAATGTGCTCTTGACCATTATTATAAATGATTTTTGGATATTCTTGCATTATTTTCCCTATTAATTTTAACTTTAACCAAAGTGAAAACAAATAAAGAAAGGGGCGACACGCGCCCCAATCTAT